CACTTAGAGAACAATTTATTGAATTCAATGAATTGTTGCTTTTTGAGGACCTGAATTTGTTTAATCAAAGAATGGCTGAATATCTGGTGCTGTATAACAGCAAAAGGCCACATAAATCATTCGAACTGATGACGCCAGTGGACTATATTTTACGTGAGAGTAAAAATTGCAATATGTGGTGGACCCATACAGAGCATTGAAACGAGTTTCATCAGATGTTAAATTTTTGGTGTGGTGAATCCCCCTATGCGGAGGGGCATTGCCAGTCTGATATGTTTTTTTGCGCATTGCGAGTCGTCTGTGGACTGGCGGCGACTTACCGGGAGGCACCCGGCACCACACCTAATAAAAAATGATGATAGCTGTAAGGCCCACTTCGGTGGGCTTTTTCTTTGGGCAAAAAAAAGCCAGCATGGTTTCATGCAGGCAAGGCAGTTACATTTAGATTTTGTCCCGGTATATATTTTTTTGTCCGGAAGTCGAAAGATACTGTCTCGAATACATTTTGTAAATAACGGATTCAAATCACAAGGCCATGCATTTGCATGGCTTTTTTATTATCAGGTCCCGCGGGAATCATCATCGACACGCTTCGTTGTTAAATCCAGCCCGACGGGCCTGACCCTTTCAAACACACAGCTTCCCGATCTTCCATCGGAGGCGGTAACTATGGCTAAGCGTATGCAAGACAAAGAGAGCATTGCCGGGATGTCCTGGCTGGTTCTGCTGATCATTGCTTGCTGGGGTGGACTTGTCCGCTACCTGATAGATGTGAAGCAGAGCAAGGCAACATGGAGCTTGATCAATGCTCTTGCCCAAATGGTGGTTTCAGGGTTTACCGGCGTTATTGCTGGCCTGGTGAGCATTGAAAGCGGACTGAGCATTTACATGATACTGGCCACTTCCGGAATTAGCGGGGCAATGGGTTCTGTTGCTTTGACCTATTTCTGGGAACGCATTACCGGAGTTAAGGCGCCATGACAGCAGATCAGATTATCGAGGGGATCCTCGGCAAGGAGGGTGGTTATGTCGATCATCCGTCGGATAAAGGCGGGCCGACCCGCTGGGGCATCACGCAGACCACCGCGCGTGCACATGGCTACACCGGTGATATGCGGAACCTGCCCAGGGAAACAGCAAAGCAAATCCTGCTGAGCGATTACTGGACCGGCCCCCGGTTTGACCAGGTGGCAGCTCTATCTACGTTACTGGCAGATGAGCTTTGCGACACTGGCGTGAACATGGGGCCATCTGTAGCCAGTAAGTTTTTCCAGCGCTGGCTGACCGCAATGAATATGCGCGGAAAGCTGTATCCCGATCTGATTCCGGATGGTGCCATTGGTCCCCGAACTATCACCGCGCTTAAGGGATACCTTTCCGCCCGCGGGAAAGAGGGTGAACAGGTTCTGTTGCGTGCGCTGAACTGCAGCCAGGGTGCCAGATACCTCGAACTGGCGGAGGGCCGCGAAGCCAACGAGGATTTTCTCTACGGCTGGGTTAAGGAGCGTGTCCTGTGAAGATGATCATTTTCGCTTTGCTTGTGCTGGTGGCTGTGCTCGTTCTGTTACTTCTGCGCAAATATACCCGGCTGGAGTTCGTAGGGCATGCCAGCTTGCTGCTGAAAACGTGGTCTGTAAAGCTGGGAGCTATCGGCGCGCTGGTTGGTGTATGGGCGCAGTCGTTCCCGGATGCTGCGCTGCACGCCTGGGCGGTGCTGCCGCCGGATATCAAAAACATCCTGCCGCCAAACATCGTTGCGTTGATTAGCCCTGCGCTGGTGGTGCTGTCCGTACTATCGCAATACGTACGCCAGCCAGCATTGAAAGAAAAGGCCGACGAACTGAAGGAGCAGCAATGAGCTTTGAAATTATCGCGGGACTGGTGGTCGTCATCCTGGGTGCTATTGCTGGCGCGTTCGGCATTGGTCATGCTCGCGGGGCCAGTAAGGCGAAAGCCAAAGCTGATCAGCAACGTACCGAAGAGAACGCCGCTGCTACTGTCGCCGCGGCAGAACGCCGTGCTGAAGTCACGAAAGGGGCAAGCGATGTACAGGAAGACGTTAAGCGTATGGGCGATGACGATGTTGATCGCGAGCTGCGCGAAAGATTTACCCGCCCCGGTAGTCGTTGATACGGCCTGCAGTTGGGTGCGGATCATTTACCTGACTGACCACGATATCGACGTGCTGGATAAGCAGACCAAGCGCGACATTCTGGCGCACAACAAAGCAGTGCAGGCCAATTGTCCGCAACATACAGTGAAAGGCGCAAGATAAGTAAACATAAAGCCCGGCATATTTAATGCTTAATATTCAATCGCTCACCTCAATAAAAGTTTTGAAAACGTGGCATTCAAACAGTCAGCAATGAAATGTTTGTATCTAATCCAGTGGTGGTCATGCACTATAGGCTCTCAAACCACTCTTAACTAAGTAGCCACTCATGACAGTAAACTCACTACCACGACTTCCATGCGGTTATCGTTACGGCAATGAGCGCTCGACCTGGCCTCCGGCTGATGGGGAATTTTTTCCCCCACAAGGGTGTGTTATAAAATCTGTTCATTTTGGGGATGGAATGGTTATTTATGTTCCCATCCAGCGCTACATTAAAAATTTAGACCTATGGGTCAATGCTGAAGGAACCGTCGAATAAATTGTTAATTACCGGCCTCATCCGGGAGCGCTGGGAATAGCCATCAAAAACCAGCACAGATACCTGTTGCTCTGGTTGAATGTTCCGGCAAGTTGAAAATGATTGGTTCTATGAGCTCTTTCGATATTTAAATGCTATCGATAACTTAAATGAAGCTATCATCACGTTATCACTGCCAGCCAACACCAAAACGGCAGTGGTCAGTTAAAAAGCAGAAAAGCCTCTCCCGGGTGGCTCCTGAGAGATTTTAGTTTTCCAACTGCTACCAACCAAAGGTCGCATTTTTATGCGGCCTTTTTTATTGCGCGTAACAAACATCCTTAAGGCAACCGTTCTGCTTGTTCAGTCGGCAAGAATTAATGCGAATGCATCACAGAGGCCATTTACTGAGTGGCTTCGATAATGAAAAGGGCGATCGCTCGCCCTTAATATTAACCACGAGCCTCACGACCATCTTCATCTTCAGATACGCGGTATCGCCAGTATCGTTCAGGCTTAACCCAAACCACTTTATCACCGCTTACTTTGCGGAACTGGTTAATGACAGGCGTAGATAAGACCAGATTGCCATCAGCATTTTCTTTCAGAAGCTGCTCATTATCGACTTTGACTAAATAATCAACTACGTCTTGCTGATATAGGCAATCGTCACTTTTCAACTGCGCCATCATCCAGTTCGTCACGTCAGTAAGAGATAACTTCGGCGCGTTTGGGTTTACGGCTTTGGGTTGGTTGCAGTCAATGAGTCCTCTGGGAATCTTGCTCTTTCTTGCTTCCTCCCCGCAAACCACTGGCACCAGTAATCGCCAGTAAATTCCTTGTAGGTGTTAATGATTGGTTCCTGAACAGCCATCGCCGGGCCGGATGAAACTAAATAAACGATATCACCGGTCTTAAATTTTGGTTTGCGTTCACTTATAGACATAAAGCTTCCTTCTTAAATGAGACATACATGGCACTCACAGACAAACAAGAAATGTTCTGTCGCGAGTACCTCATCGATTTAAACGCCACGCAAGCGGCTATTCGGGCGGGGTACAGCGCTAAGACAGCTAATCGCACCGCGTCCGAAAACCTGTCAAAACCTGACATCCAGTCCAGAATTGCTGAACTCAAAGCGCAGCGCAATGATCTGGTTGGTATAAATGCGACATACGTCCTGAATCGTCTTGTTGAGATCGACCAGATGGACGTGCTCGACATCCTGACCTCGACTGGAGAGCTAAAGCCAATAACTCAATGGCCGAAGGTCTGGAGGACGACACTCTCCGGACTGGATGTCATAGAGATGGCAGCAGAGGGAAACACAACTGCGCTGCTTAAGAAGATTAAGTGGCCTGATAAGGTGAAGAACCTGGAACTGATTGGTAAGCATATCGACGTCCAGGCATTCCGCGAGCAAGTGAAAACAGAGCACGTTGTTGAATCAATTTCTAATCTGATGGATTCTTTGTCTCAGGGGGCGTAATGAAGCCTGAGCATCTCAAGCTGCTAGCTGATAAAGACTGGCGGCTGAACAATCTTTACTGGATCACCGACAAAGAAGGTAAGCCGACTCGCTTCAGAATGACGCCGGAGCAGCGGGAATACTTCGAGGGGATTCATACCCGCAATATCATCCTGAAAGCTCGCCAGCTCGGATTTACCACAGAGGTGTGCATCATCCAGCTCGACGCTGCTCTGTTCGAGTCGGCAAAGTGCGCGCTGATCGCCCACACGCTGAATGACGCAAAGCGCCTGTTCCGGGAAAAGGTGAAATATGCCTACGACAAGCTGCCGGCCGAGATAAAGGCAGCCAATCCGGCGAGCAACGACTCAGCCGGTGAGCTGGTCTTTAAGAAGGGCGGTTCTCTCTACGTAAGCACTTCATTCCGTGGCGGTACGCTGCGCTACCTGCATGTTTCCGAGTTCGGAAAGATATGCGCCAAGTATCCTGACAAAGCCCGTGAAATCGTCACTGGTGCGCTTGAGGCGGTATCGACAGGATGCTTTGCTACTATCGAGAGCACCGCAGAGGGCCGGGCGGGTTACTTCTTCGATTACTGCCAGACGGCAGAGAAAGCGCTGCTGCAGGGGAAGCCGTTATCTGCGCTGGACTGGAAGTTTTTCTTCTTCTCCTGGTGGAAGAATCCGCAATACGCAATTGACCCGGTAGAGCCTCTGCCGGCGCGCCTGCTTGAATACTTTGCTGAGATGGAGGCAAAGCACGGCGTCGTCGTCAACGAGCGCCAAAAGGCCTGGTATTACGCCAAAGAGAAAACACTCGGCGACGACATGAAGCGCGAATACCCGACCATACCGGCGGAGGCATTCCAGCAGTCGGTCGAGGGCGCGTACTACGCCAAACAATTCCGCTGGCTCTATGCCAATAAACGGATCGGCCAAATCCCTGATAACTCACATCTACCGGTTCACACATTCTGGGATATTGGTGTTGGCGACTCAACGGCGATCTGGTTCGTTCGTGAGGTCGGCGAAGAGTTTCACATCATCGACTACTACGAAAACTCTGGCGAGGGGCTTCGGCACTACATGAAGGTGCTGAAAGACCGCGGCTATGAGTACGGTGAGCACTGGGGTCCGCACGACATCGAGAACCGCGAGTTTGCTGCTGATGCGAAGTCTCGCAAGGAGCTGGCGCGCGAGGGCTACGAGATTGACGGCCGGATGTATTCGATGAACTTCCGCGTTGTGCCGAAAGCGGGGATCGACACCGGCATCGAGTCGGTGCGTGAAATCCTCAAGTCCTGCGTATTCGATGAGGAGAAGTGCGCTGTTGGCATCTCCCACCTCGAAGGTTACCGCAAGGAGTGGGACGACAAGCGCGGCTGCTGGAAAGACAAACCCCTTCACGACTTCACATCGCACGGCGCCGACAGCTTCCGTTACTTTGCCGTGGCGAAGAACAACCGCAAGCAGGTCGGAACAGTATTCTTCTAAGGAGCATCGCCAGTGAGCGAACAAGATAACGGCCTTCAACTGGCTGTGAACAATCTCGCCACTGAAATGCGGCGAGCGAATTACCTTAACGCCATCGGTATCGGTGGAGGCAATACCAAGCGCCCGACGCTCTATAAGGAGTTTGGCTACCCGCGAACCATTACCTTCCATGACTTCTACAACATGTACCGCCGCAACGCCGTCGGATTCGCTGTGGTGCATCGCCTTCTGGATGGTTGCTGGCAGGACTATCCGGTCATCGTTGACGGTGATGAGTCCCAAGAGGCGAAGAAAACCAACCAGTGGGAAAAGAACGTCACCAGGTTCATGAAGAAATGGTGGCCGAAGGTGAAGGATGCCGATCGCCGCAATTTGGTGGGTCGCTACTCCGCGCTGTTACTGCAGATCAAAGATAACCGGTCATGGAATGAGGAAGTCGACACCACCCTTGTGAAGAGGCTCGGTGAAGGTGCTCTGGTTAAGCTGATCCCTGTATGGGAGCCACAACTGACAGTAGCCGAATGGGATAACGATCGCCAGTCCGAGACGTTTGGCCAGCCGAAGATGTTCAACTTCAACGAGCAACCGGTTGGAGACGAGGCTTTCGTCGGACCGACGCGCGGTGAGCCTGTTCATCCGAGCCGGGTGATCCTGTTCTGTGAAGGCTCGGAAGATGACAACGTTCTGTCGGGTATCCCGCTTCTTGAGGCCGGATACAACAAAGGGCTCGACCTTGAGAAGATTTCCGGCGGTGGTGCTGAGGGCTTCCTGAAGAATGCCAGCCGGCAGATCGCGGTCGAGTTCAGCAAAGAAACAGACATGGCCACGCTGGCTGACCAGGCGAAGACAGCTGGTTATGCTGACCTCGGCGAAGCGATGGGCGACAAGGTCAATAAGCTGAACCGCGGCACCGATGCGGCGGCGGTTATGCAGGCCGGGCAGATGCACGTCCTCAGCGTGACACCCGGCGACCCGGGGCCGACGTGGGAGGTCACCGCCAACGAACTGGCGGCATCAGTTCAAATCCCGTTCACCATCCTGTTTGGACAGCAGACCGGGCGCCTGGCGAGCGATGAGGATAAAACAGACTGGGCCATTCGCCGCAATACCCGCCGCAACGGCTTCCTGACTGACCGAATCACAGCCTTGCTGGAACGCTTCTGGACCCTGGGCATTATCGATCCGCCGACAAATGGAGAGGTCACCATTTCATGGACCGACCTGCTGGCTCCGGGCGAGAAAGAGAAAATCGAGAACGCATCGAAACTGGCCGATATCGTTCAGAAAACTTCTGGCTTCTACGGTGGCGAACCGCCATTCACGGCCAACGAACTTCGCGAGATTGTAGGACTCGACCCTCTGCCTGAGCCAAAGCAACCACCTAACCAGAATGACAAGGTGACAACCGATGATCCACTGGCCGATGACACCGGAGCAGACGGCAAAGGTGGGGCTGCCGATAGTTCCGCGCAGCAAGGTTGACCCGACTCGATCAGCGAAGCAGGTCAGCGCGATGTTCCGGGATATCGAGGAGCGGTATCTCGATATCAAGCGCGCTCTGAAATCGCTCTTCGACCAACGTCTGACCGGTAGAGAGCGAGAGGTTAACAGCCACAACTGGCATTTCCTGTGCCACGACCATGGCGAGGATGTTCGGCTCTACCAGGTAAACGCTGGCAAGTTCATATACGACATGTCAGCGCAGGAGTTGGCCGACCTGCTAGAAGCGGTGCAGGTTATTCTCGACGATTACCTGCTGGAAGGCGGCGAACAAAACCTGTGGGCGATGGATTACGTCGCCGCTGAGGCGCAGCGCGGAACGCTGGAGGCCTTCAACAACCTCTCGCAGCAGTCGCAGGTATATGCCAGCCAGACGACGCTTCAGCAGCTTTTAAACAGCCCCGGTTATCTTAATCAGGTGGCAGCCGCCAGACTGACAACGTTCAGTGACTGGAAGGTCATCAGCGATACAGCCCGCGGCGATCTGACCAACATCATCACTGACGCGGTCGCGCGCGGGGTGAATCCTCGCGAGACGGCCAGCGTCATCAGTAAGCGCCTCGATGTGTCGATGTCGAAGGCCAAGACCATCGCTCAGACTGAGCAGGTCGGCGCGCTGCGGCAGGCACAATGGAACGAAACGGACTGGGCGGCTGATCGGCTTGGCCTGAATACCGACCTTCTGTGGCTGTCGGCGCTCAAACCGACGACGCGCAGCTGGCACGCCAGCCGTCACGGAAAGGTCTACACCACAGAAGAGGTTCGGGACTTCTACGCCGAGAACGGCAACCGGTACAACTGCTATTGCAGCCAAATTCCGGTGCTGCTCAACGACGATGGCAGCATATTTAACGAAGGGCTGGCGGAACGGCTGGCGAAAGAGCGATCTTTATGGCAAAAATAACCCTTGCCAAATTTTTTTTGGGGGGGGGGTTAAGCCCACGGGAATATGAAAATGCCACTAAATGATCTTGATAACTGTATTTTTTGGTCTTGCTATAGTAGGTCTTGGGCTGCTAGCCACGGTGAAGTGACTGAGATTCACACGTTACTCGAAATAAAGCAGATGGCAGAGGCGATAGGAAAGAGGGATTTTAGTGAAGAGGAAATTATCAAATCACTATCAACCCCTAGGGTTAGCCCCTTAAAAGGCCCACTTTTCCACCTTGAATTCACTTCTGATGGTGCTCTCATCGGAGCAAGACTGAATCAGCAAGCACTATCTAGCCCCGAGGAATGGGGGTTAAGATAAATTCATCAAATAGGTCGCTACGGCGGCCTTTTTTATTGCCTGAAATCCACCAATGAGGACCCAGCATGAAACGCAACCGCGTTAACGTGCTGACCGTCGTCAACTCCGCTTCAAACATCACCACTGAAACCATCGACGGCAAGCCACATATCGTGGTTCGCGGCATCACGCCTGTCGTGGACGATATCGTGATGAACCGGAAGTTGTACCCGGCAGCAGAAATCGAAAAGGCCTACAACACACTCGAGCGTAACCCGATGCCGCTGGGCCACCCGAAGGTTGACGGCAAGCATGTGTCTGCTCGCGATGTTCGGGCGGTGAATGAATATCACGTAGGCGCATGGCTGCAGAACGTCAGCCACGAAGGTGGGAAGGTGACGGGTGATATGTACGTTAACCGCCAGTACGCCGAGTCAAGCGAGAAGGGCAAGCGCCTGATTAATCGCCTTGATGAGATGATCGCCGGTACCAACTCAGAACCCATCCATATCTCTACCGGACTCCTATATTCCGGCATTGCCGCTAATGGTGAGTCGAAGGGCAAGAAGTACAACGAGATCGCCACCAACATGATGTTTGACCATGTGGCGGTGCTGCTCGATGAGCCTGGCGCCGGAACTCCGGAAGAAGGCGTGGGCATCTTCGTCAACTCAGAAGGTCATGAGCAGCAGATCGAAGTTGCTCGCCTTGCTGATGGTATCGACTGCACCCGCGAAGGTCTGCTCAACAAGACCAAATTCTTCTTCACCAACGCCTCCAACTTCTCTTTTGACGACATTTCACGCGCTATCAGCGACAAGCTGCGTGAGGGTGACACAGAAGATAAGTGGCTATGGCCAGAAACGGTGTGGCCAGACAGCTTCATCTACCGCGATGAAGCCAAGTATTTCAAACAGAAGTACCTCATCGATGACGACGGCAAAGCCGTGTTTGTCGGCGAACCTGTAGAAGTCGTGCGCAAACCCATTGAGTACGAGATTAAAACCAACGGAGAGAACGATCCGATGAAAGAACTGATTATCAATGCGCTGCAAGCCGCGGGTAAGCCGACTGAAGGCAAGTCCGATGCCGAACTGATGGACGCTTACAACCAGCTAGCGGCAGAGAAGGCGGCAGCCAAGAAAGATGGCGGCGACGAAATCGATCCCGCCACCGGCAAGCCTAAGAAAAAAGAGCAGGCCAGCAACAGCGAAGAAGCGCCGGCATGGTTTAAGCCATTTGCTGATGATTTGGCAGCCGTTAAGTCAGGCCTTGCCGTGAACGCTGACAAAGAGAAAGGCGAAAAACGCGCTGCCGTAAAAGCGAAATTCGGGCTGGATGACCTGGCGGTGAATGCGCTTGACGGCGCCGCCCTTGATGGCCTGTTTGCTCAGTGCCAGACCTCTACCGGCCTGAATGGTGCATTCCGTCAGGTCAACAACAACGATTCTTTCAGCGAAATGCCGGAGTAAAAAATGGCTAAAGACGGGAAACACGTAATTCACGCGGGCGGAATTTTTCCAAACCCGCAACTTAATCGTGAAGGTTCTGCGGCTGCAGCGTTTCTGCCGGGTACCGTTATCTTTTTCAGTGCAGCCAAGCCTACACCGTCTGTTGATGGCGCTGAAGACGCGATTCTTTACGTTGCTAACTACGACTATTTGCGCTGCAAAACGGTTGACGATGCCTATGCGATCGGTGACTGGGTGGTAAACATCCAGCCAACGCCGGGCGTTTTCCTCAACGTTCGCGCTGCCGCTGGTACCTACACCAAGGGCCAGCCGGTTTCTGTGGCCAATGGCCAAATTAAAGCACTGGCAGAGGGTGAAACCATCTTTGCCTATGTCGAAGAAGACAAGTCCCTGACCGCCGCAGCAGGCGATCTGGTTCGCGTCGTGTTCAAGTAAGGAGAGGCTGAATGTTTGTATTTTCCACCCGACGTGCGACTGAGACGGGCAACCTCGAAGCGAACCAGGCGCAGTTCAATGAGCTGCAACTGGCTCGCAATATGAGTGCTCAGGCCGTTGCTGATTTCGTATCCCGCACCCGCTGGCGTGGTGATGCGGCAAACACTCCGGTGCTGGACGCGACGAACGCTGTCGACGATATCCGCCGCCTGTATCGAGCTTATGATCAGACTGTGCTGGCTGAATTCGAACCGACTACTGAATTCACTCTGCTTAACGACCTGATCCCGTTGTCCCGCTCTGTCCGTCTTGAAGAGTCCGTGTACGAGTATGCTCGCACCGGTGGCCGCGGCTGGGCGCATACCTCCATGTCCGGCCAGATTGGTGCGGCGCTTGATGCGCGCGCGTACACCTTCGACGGTACTATGGTTCCGATCCACGACTCTGGCTTCAAATTCCAGTGGCGTGACCCGATTTTCAACAAAGGCTCCGCTCTGGCTTCTCTGGCCGATGCTCAGCGCGGCTCTGTTGATGATGTTCGTCGTCAGTACGTTGATTACGTCTTCAACGGTTTCCGTGACTCTGCTGGCAACTATATCGCTTTTGATGGCAAGACCTGGAAGGGGGTGAAAGCCGATGAGCGGGTGCAGATTGTCGATCTCAGTGCTTCCGGCCTGAATATCGACTTCACCAGCTCAAGCGCAACGGCTGAGCAAATCCGCAATGCAGCCATTGCTCTGCGCGACGTGATGAAGCTGACCAACCTGCAGTATGCACAGCAGACCTGGTATGTTTCAGGCGAGATCACCTCAAATCTGGAACGCTACTTCAGCGACAACTACCAGTCTGACACCATCCTGCAGGAGCTGCTGAAGCTTTCTGGCATTGCAGCCATCAAAGAAGATGCGCAGTTATCTGGTAACCAGATCCTCATTGTTCCGCTTACCGCCGGCGTTATCGCTCCGATTGTCGGCCAGGCGGTCGGCACCGTTGCTGACCCTCGTCAGTTCTATAACAGTGACTACGTCTGGCGCACCTGGGGTGCGATGGGCTTGATGGTTAAGACCGACATCAACAATCGCAAATCTGTTATTTACGCGCACAGCTAAGGGGCAACTATGGCACTGGTAAAAGTGGTTCGCGATAACCTGCTTTCCGGTGCCAATCTCCAGAAACTGGAGGTTGGTGCTCAGGTTTCGGTAAGCGGCGATGTCGCTAAGCGCTGGGTGGCCGCCGGTCTGGTTGAAATCATCAGTGATGACGACCAGGCGCTGGAAGTGGCTACGCCTGGTAATGATGCTGCAGAGCAGGCAGAGCAGGCAGAGCAGGCAGAGCAGGCAGAGCAGCAGGAAGAATCTGCCAGCAAATCGAAGAAGGCGAAATAACCATGGCTGACCCAATCACAGCGGCAGACGTGCAGGCGTTCCTCGGTGAATTGGGTTATTCGGGTGAGGATACAACATGGCTGTAGTGCAGATAACGGCGGCGCAGGTTAAACAGCAATTGTCTGCGCTCGGCTATACCACCGTCCCTGACTTCATGATCGATGCCTACCTGTGCAAGATGGCGAAGATTGAACCCTGCCTGGTTGCGGCAGGTTACGACGATTGCGATCTGGTGCTGATTCAGGTCTACGCTGTCACGCTGATGGCCCTGACAGCCTATACGCAGCGAATTAAGTCACAGGGCGCTCCGTCCGGTGCCTCTCGTTCGTTTGACTACAGCGACAGCGTTCTCAATATGCGCGATGCTCTACTGGCCCTGGACACGTCTGGCTGCACGTCAGATTTACCAATCGATGTCGGGCAGAAAGTTGGGTTGTTTCTCGTTGTTGGCGGGTGCTGAAAGCGGTAAAATGAGTAAGCGGCTAGACCGGCCAGTCGAAAAGGAGGAACACAGACCTCCCTGCCGCACCACATCATCTGTGAAACCTACTGTGAGGTTTACATGAATTCATCAAAACAAATTGATGTCAATTTTCTCCATGAATGCTTCTCCTATGACGCCGACACGGGGAATATATATTGGAAGTTCCGCCCGAGCAGTCATTTCAAAAATGAGTCAGCCTGTCAAAACTGGAATAACAGGTACGCGGGTAATAAGGCTGGTACTGTTGACGCGAAAGGGTATCGAGTTATTAAGCTACTGGGAACGCCACATAAGGCCCATAGAATAATTTGGGCATTATCGCACGGCCAGTACCCTGAAGGTTTCATCGATCACATCAACGGAATGACTGATGACAATCGGCTTGGAAACCTCCGCGTAGTAGATTTTGTCACCAATGCGCAAAATTCGAAAACCGCAAAAAACAACACAAGCGGCTCTCAAGGTGTTTGGTTGGATAAAGAAACTGGCAAGTGGAGGGCTTCCATTGTCCACTTAGGTAAAAGAGTCAGCCTTGGGTCGCATTTGACGCGCGAAGATGCCGATGAGGCGAGAAAGAAGGCTGAGCGAGATTATTGTTACCATCCAAATCACGGCCGAATGTAAGCCGTCGCATTAGCAATCAAGCCACCTCGGGGTGGCTTTTTTATTGGATAAAATTCATGCCGTACAAATCAGTTAAGCACGGTCTGCCACGCTCGTTCACTCGCGTCTGGGTGATGACCGACACAGGGCTGGAGACCACCGGCTACGTTAGATCGGATGGCGAGTGGTATATCAACTGCCCTCGCATCCGGGCGACTGGCGCTAAGGTTCTGAGGTGGCGGGAATGAGTTCAGCAGCTTCGTGGAGTTACACAGCCAAAGCAACTATTTGGCGAAACCTCGGCGTTGATGAATATGGCGATTCGCTGGGGTTTTCCCCTCCAGAGGTCATCCTCTGCGACTATGAGGGTGGCATAAGCAAAAGAATTGGCGGAATTGGCGCTGAAATTGTCGCGAAAAACACAATATGGACAGAGTACGCCATCGCAAAAAACGGCGATTACATCCTTATAGGAGAATCAGCATCATCCGATCCGTATTCAGTCGATGCCGACGAGGTGCGGCAGGTTATCCGATATGCCGACACGTTCGAGCGTTTGGCTGATGATTTTGCGATTATCACGGGAGTCTGATGATGGCAGGGCGAGTACGCGGCATGAAAGAGGCTAAGTCCAAAATGGACATCCTCATTAAAGACATTACTGGACGAAAGGCAGTCCGCGGCATTCAATCGGCAATATTGATCCTTGGCGCCGCTTCCGCAAAAGAGGTGCCTCGTGATACCTCAACGTTACTGAATAGCCAATTCCGAGAAATTGACTTCAATGGGACTCTGATAACCGGACGGGTAGGGTATTCAGCGAATTATGCAGTTTATGTGCATGATGCTCCGGGTAAATATTTAAACACCCAGACGGATCGCCCAGTAAAGGCCGGAGAGGCTCCTGGTTCAAGAGGGGTTATATGGGGGCCTAATGGTAACCCTAAATTTCTCTACTGGCCTGCGAGAGATAACGAGAAAGCCATGTATGAAGCATTCAAGAAGGAAATGACCTTATGATGCCCATGATGCATGAGCGGGTGCGGAACATGTTTGTTGATGCAGGGCTAACCGCCGGTTTCACAGTGCAGCAGCTTATGTATGACGACCCTAGTGATCTGTCGAAGGCGGTCATGGTATTCAGGCCAAACGGTGGCTCGAATGTCCGCACCAATCTCGGAGCTGAGTATCATGTGCTCGTCGATGTCGTTGGCGCGAAAAATAATCGCAAAGACGCGCTCAGCGCCGTGCAGCGCATCGTCGATTACGTCCAGGCCAGCCCCATGGCTGACGAGTGCGTCGGCTACATCCAGAACATGGGCGCAATCCCCGCACCGGTGCTCACAGAAGAAGGGCGAATAGTCTTCCGACTCCAGTTCGCCTGTACTTACGGCGAATAGCCATTCCAACCAAATAACCCGCTTCAGCGGGTTTTCTTTTATACGTCAAAGAGGAGTTTCACATGGCTAATTGCCAGAGCTCTAACGAGCGCCTGTTCGGCGGAGCGGTCGTGCTGGAAGTCGCCGATGGCTGTCCGGATGTCAAACCACTCGAAACGGAGTGGATGGCGCTGGCTGCTGGTACGTCCAAGGGCTTCGACTTCAACCCTAACTCGGTTACCTCGGATGCGGATGACGGTGGCGGATATGTCGAGACCATCATCACCAACAGTGACTTCACTCTGAGCTTTGAAGGCGAAGTCCGCAAGAAGGACAAACTGGATCAGTACGGCGTCGGAAAATTCATCAAGTATTTTGCTGACGAATTGAAGGCCAGGCGCCAGCCTGGCATCTGGGTTCGCATGGACTACGGCCCGGTCGAATTTATCGGCTACATGAACATCACTGCGCTGAGTTCCGACGGTGGCACCAACGACATCGTTACGTTCTCCACTGAGTTCAAGGTTGGGGATGCCAGCACTATTGAAGTTAACGAAATGACAACCGTTCCGGTTACTGGCGTTACGGTTTCTCCTGCTACAAGCACAGGTGCCGCTGGCGGTAGCAGCACCTTTACAGTGAATATCGCGCCAACCGGTGCAACCAACAAAGACTTCACTGTTGCGACTACTGATGCGACCAAAGCAACTGCTACAGCCTCCGGCAATACCGCTACCGTGACGCGCGTCGCCACCGGCAGCGCGCAGATCATCATCAACACGGAAGACGGAAACTTTGCGGCCGTGCATACGGTTACCATTACCTAACGGACATTCCAAAGGGTGGCGTGCTGCCCTTGATAATGACCATTATTGGAGTTAGCTATGGCGGTCTTGAAAGACATAGGAGAGCTCGGCATAAGCGATAGTCGCGAGGGCGGGAGGGATTATGTGTTGCGTCCATCTTTCGAGGCGATGTCGAGGCTTGGGGAGCCAGAAGAAATAGTAAGGTTGTATGCTGAAATAAATGGAAGTGATGTGCAGAGGGTTTTTTATGACTGCGATGAAGCCTTCGGTGGAGTACCGGACTGGATGTTGCCAGTAATAAATAACCTTTCTGACAAAATCCTGTCTGCCTCTATGCTGGTTTTGCAGGCCTGCTGTGAAGAGGATTTGACTCGCGCGATTGGTGAATGGAGTGAGATAGAAGGCAAGATAATGTATTTGCCTGGCATCATGCCAAAAGAAGATATTGTTACTTTAGCAAAAGAATTAATGCTGCATGGCATCATCGGGAATGCCAAAGTAAGACGTCTACAGCGGCATGAGGCACAGGAAACTACAACCGAGTTTAATGCGGCTGAGTACATCGCAGCTGCTCAGACCCATTTCAACATTGGCCTGAGAGAAGCTTCTCAACTGACGATGACGGCTTTCCAGTTGCTGCTAGCTGCAAAATATCCTGATCAAAAAGGCTTCACTCGCGATGAATATGATGCGATCGCCAACGAATATCTTGCCAGACAGGCAACCAGGAGAGAGAAAGCAAAGGCGATCAGACAAGCATCGGCAGCTGAAAGTTAGCAATTCGTGCTGTGGATAAAATTTTTTTCATTCATTCTGGTTCACCATAGCTAATCACATCTCATCATAGGTAATGATAGATAACTTAGCATAAATGCATGAAATTTATGACCTATTTACATGAGAGAAGGCAGGAGCTTTAATGGCTCAGTCTTCGCTCTTTAAGAATCTGGTTGGCTTTTTCTTGAACTCACTCTTGAATGTTTCCTCGACGCTTTTGCTTATGGCGTCATAGTCCACGACCTTTTCAAAATATTTTTGTACATCAAACCCGGTAGTTGCTTTGATATGTTGCTTCAGAAGGGCTATCTGCTCTTTGGCCAAATCCACTGATAGGCTTTGAACGTTTATTATTTTCTCTAAGGACTTTATGTGTTCTTCATAGGCCTCTGAAACGATTTCGAGCTCACGATCATGACCTTGAGCATCGTTGTTCAGCGCATCTTCAAGCATCTGGACGATTTCAGAGTTTACAGAGCGACCATTTTCCTTAGCTTTCTCCTTGATTTTTTCTCTCAACTCTTCGGGAAGCCTGATACCTAATGGTGCTATTTGACTGGCGCCTTTCATTTTTAACCTCACAACACATTGACTCTACATAGTGTAGTTTTTTTGTAATTGACAGGATAGAAACATGGTGTAGTATTTAAACTACATAATGTAGCAAAAGAGAGGGCGTTGATATGAAAAAAGCTGTAAGCACCCCACCAACAGGGATTAGGTTTGATAGTAACATCAAGGAGTTGCTAAAAATTGCAGCAAAAAGAGAGGGGCGATCAGTTAATAGTGAGGTGATTAAACGAATTGAAAGGAGCTTGAAAGAAGATGGCTACATCAAGGCATGAAAACGGCAAGACCCGGCAGTGCGCTAACACAAACCGGGTCTCTATCGAAAATAACCGCAAAGGAAATATCGACATGAATAGTGTACAGAACAAAGAGCTAACTTTCCACAACACCAGTTTTGCTTACATGGAAATGGGTGGCCAGGTATGGTTGACGGCTGCCGAAGTTGGTCAAGCGTTGGAGTATGCCGATGATAAAGCTGTTCAGCGTATCTACTCTCGCCATGCTGATGAGTTTACAGCGCAAATGACAGGGGTGGTCAAACTGACCACCCCTTCAGGAAAGCAGGAATCACGCGTTTTCTCTCTACGTGGCGCCCACCTTGTCGCGATGTTTGCTCGCACACCAAAGGCCAAAGAGTTCCGCCGCTGGGTGTTGGATATTCTGGATCGGGAAGTGGCACATTCGCCGATTGCGAAGCAGTTCAGTGACGAAGAGCTTTGCTCGCTGTCTTACCTGTGGAGATCAAGCGCAGTTATGTACGAAGCCTGTCATAACATTTACCCGTTATTGCTGGCCGCAGAGCACAAATTACTACCTCGCTTTGCCTCGATAGTGACCAACCATGCGAGGACTATAAACAGGACGCGAGATCTTCTTCGCCGCGAAACGAAACATATTGAAGAGCATCCATGGGGGGATACTAACTGGAAAAATGTATTTTCATACGGGACGGGAGTATTGCAGTGATGCAAAAAGAAAAACCGCCAGTTGGCGCTGGCGGCTATCACTAACATACATAGAAGGCAAACTCTATGAATTCGATTATCAAACATTTTGAGTTTAAGTCAAGTGAAGGTATGGATGTAAGCATTGATGCAGCCCGCTTCAAAGGAAAGCCTGTATTTCTTGCGGTGCCGCTCGCAAGAGCGTTGGGATATACCAACCCAGCAGATGCATTGAAAAAGCATTGTAAGTCACTGATTAAACTTAATTATAGCGAATCGCGAGAATTGGGGTTCGGTGACAACCCACGAGGTATTCAACTCGTTGGTCAGGCAGATGTGTTTCGCCTCATCATGCGCAGCTCGCTCCCTTCAGCAGAACGTGTTCAGGATTGGGTATGTGAAGAGGTGCTCCCGGCGCTGATGGATACGGGAACTTACAACATTTCGAGAGATAAGACGTCATCAGGACTTCCAGAGTACCGCCTTGCCAAAGCTGAACAACTCAAAGCTCAGGCACTGGAGAAAAACATCGCATCGGCCCGCGAGTTGATGTCAATGTTCCCGCGGCTTGGTGAATCGGCTAACCAGGTGATCGTTGCCACCCTTGTTAACCCACTTCTCGGTCAAGAAGTTGTGCCATTGCCAGCTATTGAAGAGCATTACTCTACGGCGGGTGAAGTGGCGGCGCAGCTCGGTTGCACTGCGAACAAGATCGGTCGCGTAGCCAATAAACACAACCTGAAAACTGAGCAGTACGGCAAGTTCTTTCTGGATAAGTCGAGACACTCAGATAAGCAGGTTGAGGCGTTTCGCTACAACGCCGAGGGAGTTCAGGCACTTCGCCATCTGATTAACGGTGCTGATGTTGCCTAACTGCCTGATAATAAATCGAAGCACTAATTAGTGCTTTGGTCTCTCAAACCCGCTTAACTGCGGGTTTTGTCGTTACCGCTAGATGGTGAAAAAATGAATAATAAAATAAACGGCATTGTGGATGTAGGTGAAAAACCAGAGAGTCCAAACCCAGGCGAGCCCGCGGAGCTTGGTGGTATAGGGGCCGATATTAAGTCCATGGAAAATAGGATTGTTGACAAAATGGACGAAAACCAGAAGTGGCTGATTGGCCTTTTGGTGTCGGCAATACTGGTGCCTTTGTTCATCGCGTTGGTTACTAAGTAGCGCTGCTGCGGGTTTTGTCGTTCCCACTCATACCTGATAGGATTGTTCTGAACATTCAAAACGGATACATCCTAAAATGAAAAAGACGATCTTGGCTTTGTGTGTAGTTGCTATCCCTCTGGTATCAACCGGCGCTGAATATGTAACGGAAGGCTCTTGGCAGGTTAAGAAAGAAGAAAACAAGATGACCGATATGACTGATGTTGTAGCCATTAATAGGTCACCAGATGTCTATATGAGGCAAGGAATTGAAAGAAGTACTTCCATTGTCTTGCGATGCCGTGAGGGAAAAACGGAAGCATATCTTTCCGTAGATGAGTATATGGGGATCGATGACCCGTTAATAACCATCAGGTTTGATGGAGGAAAGCCGCAAAAACGGAGATGGAGCGCTGCAGAAGGGGGCGAGGCGGCATTCAGCCCCAAGGCCATATCCTTCATAAAGGATATTTCCGCTCATAAAAAAATGATCCTGGGGTTCGAGCCATATGGTTCAACGATGCAAGTAGTTGAGTTTGACCTCACTGGAGCAGATTCAATAGCAAAAGAAATTTCCTCTTCATGTAAGTGGAAAATGTGATTTCTGCCGTGCTATCCATGATCAGCAAGTGAAATAACTAATCACATATAGAACCCGCTCAGGCGGGTTTTTTGTTTATAAGGGGTTGGATATGTCTGGTGACGAGCTCGCTGGAAGTGTTGTCTATGAGGTGCGCGCAGAAGTTCAGCCTTTATTGCAGGGTGGGAATCAGGTAAACAAGATCCTGTCTGAGATAGAATCCTCTCTGGATGCGAACATCGCACAATTCAAAAAGATGGACACTCAGGTTTCAGCGACCGCGCAAGGCGTTAACCAGTCAGTGCGTAGCTTTGGAGGATTTCAGAACGCGCTGCGCCAAAGTGGATATCAAATCCAAGACTTTATCGTGCAAGTACAGGGCGGACAGTCAGCCTTAGTAGCCCTCAGCCAGCAAGGCTCGCAACTTCTTGGTGTATTTGGCACCGGAGGCGCAGTCGCTGGAGCACTATTAACTTTGGGTACAGTAATCGTCGGTTCTTTGATTGCGGGTATGGATAATGCGTCTGTATCTACAAAGGCCCTGACAGACTCGCAAAAAAGATTGGCGGATATTTTTCAGATTACGGCGAATGGTGTCGTTGTTCTGTCCGACAAATTTGCAAAATTGGCTGAGACTAGCGAAAACGCCGCCAGGGCTCAGCTAACGATTGCTCTTATTGATGCGCAAAATATTATTAAATCATCGGTTCAGAGCGTAAATGAATTAGGCGATGCTCTTGGGACATGGAAGGCACCATTATCAGCAGCAATAAGCCAACTTGACGCACTGAAAGCTAGAGGGAGCGACGTCAATCAGGCGCTGAAAGAACTAGGCGGCACATACGAGGGGAATATCGTAGGGCTAAACCAGCTTAACCAAGTTGTGAATGAGGTATCAAAGGCATTTGGCGTTAGCTCTGAGGATGCAGTAAAGCTGGTTCAGGCATTAGCTGACGTCAGGCATAACGCCAACCCTGATACTATTGCCGCGTTGCGTGATATCACTGTCGATCTCAGTCAAAAATATGGTTACGCGAATAAATCGCTATCTGAATTTACTGGTAAAGTTGGTGAATATTCGCTTAAGGCTGACCAGGCTGCCGAATCTACCCGCCTTGCCAAAGAGATGCTGCAAGGGCATAAGGTTGCTTCAGAGGCAGACACTGAGGCCATTGCGCAAAATACGCAAAGGCTGCAGGCCTACATCCAAATGATAAAGGATGAAGGCGCTACGATAGCTATGACTGCCCGCCAGAAGGCCCTTTATCGAGCGGAGCAGCTTGGGGCTTCGGAAGAAGACAAGAGGGCCATAAATACATCATTCGACAAAATTGATGCGTTTAAAGCCGAGAAAGCAGCGCAAAAAGAGGCTGAAAAAGAAAGCAGAAAATCTGCGTCGTCAGCGGCATCTGAGGCCAAAAAGATTGCCAGTCAACAAGAGTCCGCGGCTCAAAAACTGGATAGACTTCGCGCCGCTCAGGACTTAACAACCGAGTCAGTTGAGAAGCGCCGCATTCAGGAGGCTGGATTGCGCGCCGAACAGTCACTAGGGAGTGGGGCAACTCAAAAGCAACTTGAAGAGGCGAGGGCGTTAGGAGAAGCAAACGAGCGAGCGGCTATATCCATCCAGAAGCGCAAAGAGGCTGAGCAGGGACAGAAGTACGCCAAGCAGGAGATAGCTTCCGCGCAAACTACTGTTGACCCTTCAACTGGACAGGCAGTTGATCCACTGGCACAGATTAATTTGCAGGAGAAACAAAAACTTGACGCCCTGGCTAAGTACCAGGAAATTGATAAGCAAAACACCAAACTGTACGAGGACGCTAAAACTGCAATCATGCAGCAGGCCTCATACCAACGTCAGGCCATCCTTCTGCAGGAGCAACAGACCTATCAGCAGAATGTGAGTTCGCTTTTAGGAGAATCGTCGAATTTCGCCGGCTCCCTGGCTGATGCCATAGGCCAAGCTGCAGGGAAGTCGAGTGCAGCATATCAAGCGCTTTTCGCTATTAGTAAAGGGTTTGCGATTGCACAGGCATCCTTGAATCTTCAGACTGCTATCAGTAATGCCATGGCCATCCCGTGGCCCGCCAATATTCCTGCTATAGCGCAAGCATTGTCTGCTGGCACGCAGATAGTTAGCGCCATAAGCGGAATAAACTATAGTGGCGGACGTAAGAATGGTGGCTCGGTATCACCTGGTAATGTTTACCCTGTAGGCGAAGGAAACCTTCCGGAACTCATGCAGACCAGCAAAGGCCTTTTCATGATACCGGGTGATGGTGGGAAGGTATTCAGCAACAAGGATGTGACAAGCGGATCGCCGCGTATCAAGAAAGCCTCGACGGGTAGTGAATATCAAAGCCAGAGCAGCCGCGACAGTGGTTCAACAGGATCGCAGTCGTCGAAATCTATATCGGTAAACGTTCAGTTCTATGATCAGACTTCCGGCGGACAGCATTCATTCCAGGCGCTGGCCAGCCAGGAAGGCGGTGTTGTGACCATAGAAGGTTTTTTAACCGATCTTGACCGAAATGGCCCAATGACATCAGGTATGATAGGGAAGTTTGGTTTATCAACGAAAGCGAACGGGGCGTTTTAATGAATACAGAAGAAGCTCTCTCAGGACCTGAAATGGGCGCAGCAATACTCAGTAATTACAGGATGCTCTCGGCCGAAAGCGACAGAGGTGCGGTGCTTCTCGCTTCGAGCATTATCGAACGAGGTCTGACGGAGTTAATTTGCGCCTTCCTGTTAGAAAGTGATAACAAAAGAGATGAGCTCTTTACTGGGCCGGCCGCCCCTTTGGGAACGCTTGAATCAAAGATAGCTATGGCCTACAGGTTGGGGCTGATACGCAACTTTGTTCGTGACTACCTTGATATCTTCAGGAGAATGCGTAACGATTTTGCGCATAACATTGAGCGGTATAGCTTTGATGATCCCAGCGTCAGGAACCGTCTTAATGAAATATATAAACTTAGGAAAGAACAGTCCGATTTCTTAGATCGGCTATTCCTTGATACCAAAAAGGAAGCAACGGTAAGAGATAAGTTTCTTATGTTTTTCTCCTCGGATATGGCTGCAATACAAAGAGTAAGCCTGACGGTAGAGAGGATTGTACCTCTTGATTAAACCAAACCCGCTCCGGCGGGTTTTTTAATGCCCGGAGGAAACGTGGCAACAGTTCAATACCCTCCGTTCCTGCCGCTGCCCCAGCGTGCCGATCAGAACATGACGCAGGATACAGCCTGGCAGACGACGCAGACGGCAGTCGGTCCATTGATAATTACCCCGATCACCACGGACCTGAAAGCAACCTGGACGCTGCAGTGGATATTCACGCTCGCGCAGGCCGAGAGGTTTAAGTCATGGCTGCGCTCGCCGACATACTGCGACCGCGGGCGCAACTGGTTCCAGATGCCGATCGACCTGGGTGATACGCAGGGCGTTCAGCAGCAGACGCTGCATTTCGTCGATATGCCGGTGCAAACCAGCAAAAACGGCAGCGTCGTCACCTGGACCGCAACGGTTATCAGTAACGGTATCGAGGACATTACCGAGGACTACGACGACTGGATTGTTGAGGCTCAGCCTGGCTATGGATACTGGCTGGATTACCTGATCACCGAAGTGATGCCGAGGGCTGACTGATGCCGACTTTACGAGAATGGAAAGAGCGCAGGCCGGCCAGTGATATCAAACAGACGGTGGAGTTTTACCATCCTGCGTTTGGTTATTACAGGGTAGTCAATAACCTGTTCCGCCCGGCGACGTTCGGCGGAAACTCGTTTGAGCCTGCGCGGTTCAGCGTGACCGAGCCGGCGCAGGATGGAACGGCAGTTATATCCATGACGATCACCTTTGTCGCCGCGACGGAGCATGTCCGGCAGACACTGAAAAGCTGGCGTGGGGCTGCGCGCATGACGCCGATAAAGTGCCTGTATCAGCAGTGGAATGCGATTGGTGACACGGCGTCATTGAAAGACTGGACGCTTTACGTGAACGATATTTCCGCCGATGCCAGCAACGTCACCGTGACCGCCGGAAAGACTAACCCGCTGACGCTGGCCAACTCCATCATTTACACCACGAAAGACTATCCCGGGCTAATAACCGTATGACACAGAGCGACTTTATCGGGCTTGTTAACGGCAAGCCCTGGGCTAATCGCGCCTGCAGTTTTGAACAGATGGACTGCTGGGGCCTGGTTGTTCTCTATTATCGGCATGTGCTCGGACTGGAACTGCATCACATCGCCGGCTACGAATCGGGCGCGGATTTCATCACCTGCTACGAACAGGAGCGCGCCCACTGGCGGCGTGTGCCGGTGGCGGCCACTGGATGCATCGCCGTTTTTTACCGCGGCGAAGTGCCGGCGCATATCGGTGTGATGATCAACCCGGTTAAGTGCCTGCATGCCCGCGGCGAATTCGGTTTCGTGCGCTGCGACAGCCCGCTGGCATTACTGAAGGTTTACAGCAAAGTGGAGTACATGGTGCATGGTGCGATATGAGTTACAGAGGCTGCCTGGCGCGCCGCTGCAGCGGGGGACGGTAGATGCCGACACCACACTGGTGAGCCTGCTGGATTCTCTGCAGCTGCACCGCGATGTTGTCGTGAAGCTGAATGGCCGTGCGCTTCCTGACGACTACGATATCAGCCGGCCACTGCGTTCTGGTGACGTCGTGGCTGTCTTCGACCAGCCAGAGGGCGGGGTGGGAAAGCTCATCACCACGATATTGCGTCCGGTCACGAAAATCCTCTCCGGCGCGCTGAAGGTGTTCGGCCTGTCAAATAAGCCCAGCGCGTCGGTATCGGTGGCGACAGGCGAATCCCCCAATAATGATCTGACCGGCCAGACGAACCGCGCGCGGCTGTACAAGGGGCGCCCAAACATTTATGGCGAGTGCCGCGTGTTTCCCGATTTGATTCAGGAAGCGCTGTTTGAGTTCGTCGACAATAACAAGCAACTCACGGAGTGGTTTGAAGTCGGTTACGGCCGGTACACCATCTCATCGATCCGCTACTCGGAATCGAACCTCGGCAGCCTAGCGGGCGCCAGTTCTGCGATTTATAACCCTGGTGACGTGATCGGCACGATTGAAGTAGGGTATCAGTTCGATGACGTCGATAACGAGACAGTCCCCGGCCTGAACGAAAGTCAGGACTTCCCGGCTCAGACCGCGACCACGACGGCGCCGACATCGGTGGCGATCGAGAGTAATCAACTAAAGGCTGTCGTGCTGTCGAACGATGATAACTTTGCCTACTTTGCAGCGCTGGCGGTACCGCATCCTGTGTCATTCGTCATCAACGCCACCTGGAACGACGGTGGCACAAGCGTCACGCGGAATGTCACTGGCGCCGGAAATATCATCTCCTCGGAGAGCTTTATCGGCGACGACACGCTGTCGTACACGACGTTCTATATTGGCGAGCTCTCCGGAGAGATTACGTCTCTTCCGGGCAATGCGGTTATCAACCCGACGCTGTTCACGCTGAATGACCAGACCCCTCTGGTTATCGGTCCATCAGTGTCGCCGATCGTCTCGACGCAGGTCTGGGTGCATGTGCTGGTCCAGCTCGGCGCGACGGCCGGCACAACGCAATACCGGATCAAGTTCTGGCAGGTCGATGACGACAACAACCAGGTGCCTGGCACGTCAGAGCAGCACGATTATTTCTTCGATAACGACTTCCAGGTGACGACCCGGTATTTCCGCACAACGCATAAGTTCGTTCCGGCGGCCGGGGCGGGGCGCTATGCAGTGACCATCGAGCGCCTCGACAACAGCAATGACGCTAACGTTGTGACACTGATGGCGATCCATGCGGTGAACGTGCGCGAAAACGTCGTGTATTCGGAGGACACAATTGCCCGCATCACGATCAAGGGCTCGAACGACAGCAACAGCAACCGCGAGCAGAAGTACAATATGCTGGCGCAGCGGCATACCATCAGCTACGACCGGACAACCGGCGCGGTTGATTACACGCTGCGGCCGAGTCGCTCGTTTGCCGACGCCATCCTTCACGAATGGGTGGTTGTCGGTAAGCAGGACGTGGCCAGTATTGACGTCGCGGCTCTGTATGCCATTGCCGATTCGCTGCCGGATGAGGCGCTTGGGTATTTCGATTACACCTTCTCGGATGAGAAGCAGCCTCTTGGTGAGCGCATAGCGACGATCGCCAATGTGGCCCGCGTTGACGGCAATAATATCGGCGATGTGCTGACGTTCTGGCGTGATGAGAAAGTGACAAATCCCGATGCGGTTTTTGCGCGCTCAAACATGTTCTGGGACGAGTACAAAGTAGCCTGGCAAATGTCTCTCCCTGGTGGTTACGACGGCGTGGCGCTGGATTACGTTGACCCGCTGACGAACAAGAAGGCGTACATCTACCTGCAGATCGACAGCAGCGGCATCACTGAGGTTGAGGATGCCACTGTTAACGCGATGCAGATCAGCCTGGACGGCTGCCGGAACGCCACTCAGGCAACCGACCGGGCCTGGCTTGAGGCGAGGAAAATCCTTTACTCACGCCTGACCATGACGGTGAAAGTGCTCGAAGAGACCCAGGTCGTGCGCGGTACGGTGGTTCAGTGTCCGGACATGTACGACAACGCGCAGCAGACCGGATACATCACCGGTCGCTCCGGGGATGTTTTCTCGACGTCAGAGCGTATCGACTTCTCACTCGGCGATATGTGGGTGGTGATGACCGACAGCCTCGGCAATTACCGCGGGCGCTGGCGGGCCTATCCGGTAAGCGGCAAGCCCAAAGCATTTCAGGCTGCGGCCGATACTTTCGATCTGAACATTTATGACCGCAAAAATGTACAAAACCCCAGCCGGTATTTCATCGCTACCGACTCGGAACTGAACTCAACAATCTGGCGCGTCGATAGCGCCAAACCCAACGGTGATGACACACAGACGTTATCACTGATCGAATATTCAGACTCAATTTACCCATAATCAACTTTCGCGCACACCATCAGATTCGCTTCTGAGGGTTTAGTGCGCCTATCAAGGGCGACATGCACAATGGCAGAAGTTCCACTCCCAACGCCGACGCAGGTTCCGGTACCGAGTACCGATATCCGCAATGCGGTATTTGCAGGCGCGAAGCTTGACGAAGAAGTTACTGGCACCGGTGAATTCTATACTGACCGTCTTGGTGTAAAGCGCCTGACGAACACCGGAAGAAATAATCAGTTCGATGCCGCGCAACTGGACAGAGCTAATCGGTTTGAGCAATTCCTTCTGTCCTCCGGCTACGTTTTTCTTGGCGACTATGAGGATGGTCCATTTCAGTTTAGTGCTCGTAACCAGTACATCCGCTATAACAACCAGTATTACCGCCTGAATGCTGCTACTGACGTCGGCTTTACGACCACCGGAACCGATGCAACTAGCTTTGTGAACGACGTTACTCACTTCGTTCTGATGGATGGAGACACGCTTCGCCAAAACCTGGGTTCAGACGAAGGCGCAGATTTAGTCTCATGGAAAAAAAAGTACAGAGGTGCTGTACGTCGTCCCATAGCCGAAATGTTGGACGAAATCATCTCCCCCTGGGACTTCAACTGCAAACCTGATGCAGTTTTTGACCCGGTAACACAACGCCTGATAGACGGGACAGATAACACCGCTAACCTGCAGCGAATGTTCTCTGAGGCGCATTATCACGGGGTAGATATTATTCTTCCTTTTAGTGGGAAATTTGCCAGCAAGTCCCTTTATTTACATTATGACCATGTAAAAAATCCAGACTGGACCGACCGCCCTGGCCGCCTGACAATTCGAGGCAGTGTGCTTGGACATGCAACCGGAGATGTGGAGCGTCAGGGGTCTGCGATTTATCATATTCCCGGAGAAAACTCGCCGTTAATATCAATGATTGGAGAATTCAGTATTTCCAATCCGGCAGCAATGGGCGGGTATTTTGAACTGTCTTCATTGAATTTAATCGGCAGCCAGGACAGCTCAGATGTTCTTTTATTGCAGGGCAGTCAGGGAGCGATGAAGCTGGAAAGGTACACTGTAAAGGTGCTCAATCCGGCGGGCAACGGAATAACAGAAGCCACTACATGGGAAACCATGCATATCCTTGGCCTTATCCGTGGTCCTGCTACAGGAGATGGTTCATGTACTGGAATCGGTCTGAATATTAAATCTGACGACACTATTGGTCAGATTAATATGAAACAGTACCTGAATGTCAACGTGATGAAGATGGGGTATGGTATCCGCGCCGGGCGTCGTGAAAAAGCTAACGGGACTTTAGGACCTTTAGTTTTTACTGGCGGACAAACTTCTGGCGCAGACCACTACGGAATGTGGCTGGATGGCGGGGTAATTTCTTTCAGTTGTACCGGCATGCAGCATGAGGGTAGTAGAAAAAACGGGCTCAGAATAGATAATATCCTGGAAGATGGTGGCGTGAGCACTGACCTGGCCCGCACTATTAATTTTAAGCAGAACTACTTTACTGGCTGTGGGTCTGTTGATGACCACTCTCCAGACAGTTACGGTGTTTATATTGCAAATGGTGATGGAATTGAACTGGATACACCGACGTTTAACCTGTCCCGTAATGGTATTGGGTTTGATGCACAAAATGTCGATAACCTGTTAATTCGTCGTCCGCATTTCCGCACGGTTAGTGACTACGGCAAAGCGCAGGGCTTTGGTATTCGCTCTTTTTCAGACGGCGTCCCTTCAAAACGCCAGTATCTTGAGCATCCGGTTTTTAACCAGGCACATGCCACGCAGATTGATGATAAAGCCCGTGAGATTTTTGGTCGCGGAGCGGCAGGAGGTCGAATCTCATTTTCGACAAACACACCGACGCCGAGCATTATTCACGGGTCAGGCTCAGGGAATGAGTCGTACCACATCCTCAATTTTAACAACACGACAGCCACCACTATTACCAATATTACCGGCGGCACGCCCTATCAGCGCCTGCTGATTACATTTTCAAACGATGCAACCACGATACAGCACAGCAGCAATATTGTTCTGCGTGGCGGTAAAGATGTTCAGGGAACGGTAGGGAAGACGCTGGAGCTGTACTACACGGGGTCATTCTGGCATGAGGTGGGAGACCCGGTCAGGTCGCTCACCGGAACCAGCGCTAATCGTCCATTCAGTACAGCGTTTCCCGGTATGGAATATTTCGATACCACGCTGAATAAACCCATCTGGCGTAATGCGGCAAATAACGGCTGGGTTGACGCGGCGGGTAATGTGGTCTGATTTATATCCCGCCCCGTGGGGCGGGTAATATTATTTACTAATGAGGTAATCTCATGTCTTTTGTAATAAATAAAACGCTGGAGGCCAGCGTTATTGCGGACAGTGGCACGGCGATTGGCTCGGTTCAGGTCACTGTGGATGTGACCTATACAATCACGTTGATTCAGGTAATTGACGACAGCACAGCCTACGCCTCGGTATCGGCATC